ATGTGGATGATATGTCTGCATACGATTGGGGAACAAACTCAAGTGATATAAAAAAATTGCGTGAGGAAAATAGGCGAATGAAAATCGAGTTAACTGCGATTAAGAACGTCATTAAAAGGTACATGACAAATGGAAAGAAGTTTAGTCAAAAGACCAACTGAAGAATGGTGTGCGTATCGTGACCAGTTTGGAATGTGGAGAAAAAGTTCCACTCGTAACACTTGGACGATACCAGACCAAACACAGATACGATTGTTTAAAACTGAGAAACAAGTCGATGATTTTCTAAACAACCCCACCCCTTAAAACTGAACGAAAAGGAAATAACATTCATGCGTAGGAAAAAAAGATCAAGGTTGCACCACTGGATATTTTGGATATGGGCTTGCATACCCTTTGCAAGTTCGTTTGTTATATTACGTTATCAGTTTGGAGTTCATTATGGGTTATAAGGAAGAAGACGCAATACTGAAGTGTTTAGAGTCAAGTGAGAGTATTACTTTAAAACAAATCAAACAACAGACAGGTATTTCAGACACACGTTTTATACTGGAAGTGTGGAACGATTACAAGAACGCAGAGATAGGTTACATACCTGACATTGTGCCTGGGGGTAACATCGAAGGTCGTATTGCTCACATAAAAGAATACGAGAACACCGTAAATGAGGGAAGTGAAATTGACTAAGTGGAGAGACATCACCCAACAGTTTCGTCCTGAGAACGCAAGGAAACCTTTGAACATTCCGATACACGAAGAAAAAGTTCGTCCTTTGTTTCTGAAAAAAACGGAGAAATCGGATTCTCGATTGTTTATGATTATTGCAACATTACCGTTTACGGTTATTATATTATGGACACTTTATGAAATCTTTTTTAATTAAATTACTTTTGTTTTGCAATGACATTGTATTTTTTATCGCAGGGTTCATTGCTGGTGGTGTAATTTGTATGCACTACACATATCTCTACTAAATATTCTCTAAGGAGAATATATGTCAGAAAACTATTTCATGGGGCTGGACGGATTTGTCTGGTTCACAGGTGTTGTTGAAAATAGAATTGACCCAGCAAAACTTGGTCGAGTGCAAGTTCGTTGCCTAGGGTTTCACACCGAAGATAAAACCAAATTACCCACAGAAGATTTGCCATGGGCTCATGTCATGCATCCTGTTACTGATCCATCCATGCAAGGTATGGGGAAAACTCCATCCTTTTTAGTAGAAGGAACTTGGGTGGTTGGTTTCTGGAGAGATGCAGTTGACAAACAACAACCTATCATCATGGGTTCAATTCCTGGCTATCCACAATCAACCGCAGATTCAACTAAGGGATTTAGTGATCCTCTTGGTGTTTATCCTCGAACCACTAATCCACTCTCGAATCACGCACTGGATGAAAGTGATGTTAATCGACTTGCAAAGAATGATGTTGGTAAGCAACACAAAATAGTTGGTGATAAAGAACTTCCTTTTGATGCAGAAAATTTTCCTAAAGGTAGAACCACTGATGTTCTTTCTCCGACTGTTAAATGGAGTGAACTATCTGCTGGTGCGTTAACGGATGCCGCAGTCAATGCTGGACAGACAAGGTATGGTGCAATCTATCCTTTTAATCATGTATACGAATCAGAGAGTGGACACGTTAAAGAGTTTGACGACACTACCAATAGTGAAAGAATCCATGAGTATCATCGAACAGGAACATTCTATGAGATTGATGCAGACGGAAATAAGTCTACTCGAATCGTGGGTGACAATTACGAGGTGGTTGCTGGGGATGAGTATGTGAATATAAAAGGTAACGTCAATCTAACTATTGATGGTGATTTAAACACTCGCATTAAAGGTAATGTCACCACAATCATAGAGGGTAGTGAAACTAAAGTTATTCGTGGAGAGTCTTTTACTCAAGTTGAAAAGGATGTCGAAGAGGTTTATGGAGCAACACAAAGAACGGACGTTACAGGTAAAGTCACACAAGTCTATGGAGAAAGTATTGCAACAGAAGTTACAGGTAGATACGACATAGATATTAAACCTCATGATGAGTTAACAGATGAGGATGGTGAGTTTGATTTAGAAGCCACATTAGTTAACTTCAATAAAACTGGAAGTTCAAGTGTGACTGAACCCACAACTGTTATTTCTGATCCACAAAAAGAACTAGAGATTTTTAGACCATACACTCCAGATGTTGGGGATATTGAATCTGGAGGAGAAGCAACAGAAAGTGATGCATTTACAAAAAACTTTAAAGGTGCTAAAACAGAAAGAGATCAATCAACTGAGGCAACAGAGGAAGCAGAAAAGCCTTCAGTCGCACCAACTCCAATTGCAAACGAAAGATACATTGGTGCATGGAATAACTATGACAGTGACTTCGAGGTGCAAGGTGAAGACACTTATATTCAAAAAAATAACACTGACATACTTGCATTAAAAGAACAAGTTGAAAAGAAAGGAGACACTTGGAACAATGACTATTGGGGATTGAGAGCTGAAAAAGGAAATGGTTCGTTTAAAAGAAGATTATATTTTACTGAAGAAACTGCGAGAACACTTGGAACGGATTTGGGGATTGGGCCCAATTTTAATACAAGAGATGTTCTTGATGGTGCGGTAGTAGAACCTGATTATAATCCAACACACTTTGTATGGAAAGAGGGTGCAGACAGAAGAATACGAAGTGAACTCGGAAAGATAATTGATGAGATTGCAGAGGAATGGAAATTAAGATACCCTTCGTTGGGTGACTTTGCTTTTACTGCAACGAGTGGGTATAGAACAATTTCCGACAATGCAGCTGCAAAAGGTGAGTTAAGACATCGCACAGGATTTGCAATCGACATTCGTTTTGGAAGAGGTGGTGGCACAGTTGAGGGCCCAGCTAATAAAGGATATACCGAAGCACAAAGATCAGAGTTTCTTCAACTAGCTATTGATAAAGGCATACTTGGTATAGGTGCGTATTTTGAAGGAGCTGGTAATCCACAGTTTTTCCATTTAGATATAATTTCTAAGGTGCAATGGGGTAGTGGTGGAGGACGAAATTCTCAATATTCATACCTTAGAGATACCTTTAAAACTAATGGATACCTTGTATAAATAATATAACAATTATAACAAGTAGGAGTCAAATAAATGGCTGTATCTGCATACACTGATGCACAATTAAATAATAATATCAGTAGAAATGTCAAACAATATTCTGACTTAGATTTATTCTTTTCTAAAAAAATTGTTGATAAGGATGTTAACAAAGTTACAGATATTCAGGCAGTCAAACGATCTATCAGAAATCTTGTATTACTTAATACTTATGAAAAACCATTTCATCCAGAGATTTCAAGTGGTGTTAGAAATATTTTGTTTGAGACTATTTCACCACTCGTAGCAAATCTTCTCACAAAAAGAATTGAGGATGTAATTGAAAATTTTGAACCTAGAGCAAAACTTATAAGTGTTTTATCAATACCAGATTTAGATCGTAATTCATATGAGGTTGCAATAAGTTTTTATGTTGTTAATGCTCCAACGGAACTTGTTAACTTATCACTCATGTTGGAAAGACTAAGATAAATGGCCACTAATGAAAAAAGATTAAAAGTAACAGAACTTGATTTTGATGCAATTAAATCAAACTTAAAAACATTTTTAAGAAGTCAATCAGAATTTAAAGACTATGATTTTGAGGGGTCGGGTATGAATGTACTCCTTGACACTCTTGCATACAATACACACTATCTTGCGTTCAATGGAAATATGCTTGCAAACGAAATGTTTCTTGATAGTTCATCACTACGATCTAGTGTGGTATCTCACGCAAAGACATTAGGTTATGATGTGTCATCTCCAAGAGCTCCATTTGCAATACTCACCGTAAACTTAGCAACGACAGATGCATCAAAGACTATCTCTGCTGGAACTGCGTTTACCACAGAAATTAATAATCAAACTTATAAGTTTGTTACCATAAATGATGTTAGTAGAACAAATATAGGAAACGCAGTAATTTTTAATGACTTATATGTTTATGAGGGAACTTTCGTTACATCAAACTTCACGGTTGATAGTGATAATGTAGATCAAAAATTTTTACTTGCAGACGCTCGTGCAGATACAACAACTTTAACTGTTAAAGTACAAAACTCTGCAACAGACACAACGACAACAACTTACACAAGAGCAACAGACATTACAACACTAAAGTCTACCAGTGAGGTTTATTACCTACAAGAAACTGATGCGGGCAAATTTCAAGTTTACTTTGGTGATGGTGTAGTCAGTAAAGGACTCTCTGACGGAAACATAGTTATATTAGAGTATGTCGTAACCAATAAGGGTGAAGCAAACGGTGCATTTTCATTTAGTTCACCATCATCTATTGATGGTGTGACTAATATTTCAATAACCACGATTGCTGGTGCAGTGGGTGGAAGTGAGGGAGAGTCTATCTCTTCAATTAAGTTAAACGCACCACTTAACTATGCGTCACAAGGTCGTGTAGTTACTCCAGATGACTACAAAGTTTATGTAAGAAAACTTTTTGCAAATACTCAAGCTGTTTCGGTATGGGGTGGAGAAGATGGAAGTTATGATACCAGCACTGGTGTAAGTAGTACACCAGAGTATGGTAAAGTTTTCATATCAGTTAAAAGTACAACTGGACAAAATTTAACAACAAGTCAAAAAAATACATTGGTAAAAAATTTATCACCCTACAAGGTTGCATCTGTTACTCCTGTCATAGTTGACCCAGAAGTAACTTACCTTATCTTAACAACTAATTTTCAATATGATTCGAGTAAAACAACACTTAATAAATCAGATTTGGAATCTTCAGTAAGGACTGTTGTTTCAAACTACAATGATAGTTTAAATGACTTTGATAAAGTTTTTAGATATTCACAATTAACAGGTAACATAGATGATGCAGATATCTCTATATTAAATAATATAACTACAGTTATTATTGGGCAACTTTTTACTCCCATAATAGGTACAAGTTCATCTTACACTATTAACTTTAGTAATCCTTTATACAATCCACACTCAGGACACAATGCATCTGCTGGTGGTATTATCGCATCCACAGGATTTTATCTTGGTGGAACGACAGAGTATTTCTTTGATGATGATGGTTCTGGTAATTTAAGAATATACTCTTTAGTTGATGCCGCAAGAGTTTATTTTGACTCTGAAGCAGGAACAGTAGATTACTCTGATGGCACTGTAAAAATAAATCCACTTAGTATCACAAATATGTCAAATGTTGATGGTTTAGTTCTTGGTAAGATTCGTGTAACTGCAATTCCTAACTCGAATGATATTATACCTGTTCGTAATCAGTTATTGGAAATAGATTTAACAAATACAACTGTGGTGGGTTCAGTTGACGCAACCGCAACAACTGGAAAGGGTTACACTGTAACAACCACTGGAACGACAACAACGACAACGGTGTCAACACCAGCATCAACTCCAACGTCTTCGGGTTACTAACATGGTCGCAACTGGTATCTGTAGGAACTCTGTTAGATGAGTAAGAATGAATCCAAACTAACGACTAAACTTTCACCTCTAATAGAGGGCCAAGTTCCTGACTTTGTTCAAGCAGACCATCCTGTCTTTGTTCGTTTCCTCAAACACTACTATCAGTTTCTTGAGGCTGGTCGTTTAACTCTAACCGCAACTGTCAACTACGTTAGACAAGAGACCACAACAGTCAACTACATTTTAACTGAAGAAGATGGTTCTCGTATTGCAACAGAATCAGGTGACGGAACTACAGGTATATTTACAGAGGGGGAAACTGTACTAGGTGCAACATCAAAGGCAACCGCAACGGTTCTGGTTGATGACTCTCGTAATGGTTACGTTTACATCAGCACACAACAAAAGTTCATTACAGGTGAGACTATCACTGGTCAAACTTCGGGTGCGTCTGGAACTCTTGATGAGTATCGTGCAAACCCGATTCAAAACATTCAACAGTTGTTAGAGTATGCAAACACTGACAATACACTTTATGATTTCTTAGACCAGTTTAGAAACTCATTTATGAACGCAATACCTGAGACACTTGCATCAGGTGTGTCCAAGAGGAATCTCATAAAAAATATTAAAGACCTCTATGCAGCTAAAGGAACATCAGAGGGTCATAAACTTTTTATGAGATTGTTCGTAGGAGAACAACCAGAAATATTTTATCCGACAGAATATATGTTGAGACTGTCGGATGGTAATTGGGGAACTAAAACAGTAATACGATGTACTCCAGTGGGAACGGTTGATGGTGAAGAGATCGTTGACCAACTTATCACAGGTGCGTCATCTGGTGCGACTGCGATAGTTAATACTGCACTTTCATTTCAAGAGGGAACTGCATCCATAACTGAGTTTGAGATAACGATTGTAAGTGGAACTTTCACCTCTGGTGAAATAATATCTGCAACTTCAAACACAAGAGATGTAGATATTAAATTTACAATTACATCTGTCTTGTCAAGTGGAACAGTTGTCAATGATGGTATTCTTCATACAGACGCAGAGGACATAACGGTAGAAAGTATTGGTAATGGATTTGCATCTGCGGTTGTTTCTGGAATTGAAGAGGGTTCAGTTGATGGTGTTGAGGTTGACGATGTTGGATCATTGTATGAGGTAGGAGACACTCTTACGTTTACGGCTGCAAGTGCAGACACGGATGCTGTATCTGCATCAGGATTTGTTAGTATGGTCGGTGGTGGTATCTTGCAAGAGACAGGAACACTAGATGACTCAACGATCACCACTGACACGATTATAATTGAAGACGCAAGTCAAACTCATTTAGAGTCTTTCAAATTTATTCTTGAGAATATACTGGATGAAAACTTTATCGGTGACGGTTCGACAACGGTATTTACTTTAACAAACCTTAACTCGACAACTGATACGATTTTGATTACGGTTGATAATGAAGTCTTTCCATCAACGGATGCATCTTTAGAAACACCTACCAACTGGACTGTAAGTGGAACAACTTTAACATTTACCACCGCACCAGCAGACGGTGCGAAAATTTATGTTCGTGGTAATGCAGTCAATAATCTAATACTTGAAAGGACTGACTCTACAGGAACAGATGCTGGTCACCAAATTCTCACAGAGGAAACTATTGAACTTGAGGATACGCATACAACAAGCACAGACCAAATCGTTTTAGAGTTTGATACTTTTAAGAATATAAACCCATCATCAACTGAAAGTGGTGCGATACAAAAAGTTCATGTTGCAGATGGTGGTGGTGGATACACGGACTTACCTACGGTAACGATCACGACAACTACAGGAACAGGTGGTGCTTTACTTGCAACGACTGACACCATTGGTGCAGCTAAATCAATAAAGGTTACCAATCCTGGCTTTAATTATACGACTACAAATACACCAGACTTGACTTTGAGAGCACACTTTGTTCTTAAAGATGTAACTGGAACTTTTGCCGCAGAGAACACACTTACCACACATACTGGTACAGTTAAAGGATTTGACTCTAACACAAATGTTCTTGATACGACTTTTGAAAATGTGGTTCGTGTTACACAGGAACAAACCAGTGCGTTCAATCAAGGAATAGAGTTAGAACTTGCCGCACAAGATTTATCAGACAACGACCAAGCAATATTACTTGAGGACGTACAAGATTTTGATGATGGTGAAGATATACTACTAGATGGAACATCAGTCGTTACACCAGACGCAAGGACGATTACTAAAAAAGTAAAAGTAATCAGAAACACAGCTGACACAGCCAATATTTTTGAGATTGATGGTGTTGCACAACCAACTCTTAGATTAACAGAGGGTAATACTTATTACTTTGACCTATCAGATAGTTCGTTATACAATGCAGTAACAACTAAAAACCATCAACTTAAATTTTCTACAACCTCTGACGGAACACATGGGAGTGGTTCTGCATACACCACAGGTGTCACGACCTCTGCGTCCTACATCGAAATAGGAACGACAGGTGCATACATTCAGATAGTTGTTGCAACTGATGCTCCAGACCTTTACTACTATTGTGTTAATCACTCTGGTATGGGTGGTTTTGCATACACACCAGAACCAGTGTCTTTTGTTCAAGATGAGGGTGACAAGGTTTTATTGGATGGAGACCAAACTGCACTGTTTAGTATTTTATTAGAGACTGACACGATTGGATTCTTACGTCAAGAAGGTTCAAAAAATACTCGAGCATCTCGTATTGGATTTGACCAAACCGCAGCTGGTGGTGCAGATCAAAACAGTAATGTGTTACTGGAAGATGCAGCTAACGAAGGAATAACTGGTGCGATTATTATCATGGAAGATAGTGAGGACAGATTTGTTACCAGTAGTATTGCTGATGCTGGAGATACGTTCTTACTAGAAAGAAGTGACTTTGATTTTGTTGATACCGATCTTGGTAACAGTGTATTAAAACTTAATCGGTATCAAGAAGAAAACGGAAATGACTTTTTACTTTATGATGGATTTGATTCAGATGGTCTAGGTTCTGGGGATAGAGTTGCAACTTCGGAGTCTGGTAAAAATATTATTCTTGATGGTACTGACTCCGACAAAACAGACGCAAACCAAAATGTTTTATTTGAAAACGAAACAAGTGTTGGTGATATAATTCTTGATGGTACAGACTCAGACTCAAATGATGCTGGTGACAATATTGTCAATGAAGATGGAATCGACTTCAGTCAAAAGAATGTAACAATTACTGACTCAAGTGGTGC